GTGGACTTGTTGCATTCCGAGAGTCGTTCAAGTTTCCCTGCCTTTTCCTCCACAGGGATTTTCGTTGACGAAAGAATGCGGGAAACCATATCGGCATAGCCTGTTATCCAATCTTCAGGCGTTGCATAGCGTTTGTAGGGTTTGTCTGAGCCAGGGACACAGAGAGGGAACGCACCTTCCTCCTCAGTCTCAGCAAGTGCAATCTCATGTACGTCTTCCACCCGCTCGACATTGCCCATATGTTTGACCGCTTGTGCTGGCGCAAAGTCCGCAACCTCTTCAGGTGTGTAGACACCGACCACACAGCCTGGGAATACAGCTCGTATTCCCTCACTAATAACCCTCGCTCGCAACATTGCTCTTGGATAGTTCTTCCAGTTATCTTTGCTGGCGATGCCAATTTCTTTCGCTTGCTTGAGAGTCCATGTGACTTCAAGAGAGCCTCCTTGCGGATGCGTGAATAGACCCGTAACGGCATCATTTGTGTATTCCTTCCATGTGACAGAACCACCCGCTTGTTGGAAGCGAGCCAGCATAGCGTCTGCTTTCAGGGCAGGGCGACCTTGGATAACGTGAAAGTCACGCATAGCTATAGCAGGGTGTAAACCCTCTGCTTGGCATAGCAACATGATTGCCATAGCCTCTTGTGGGTTCTTAAACCCGAACATCTTGCTACTGGCAGCAACTTCTGCCATGTGCTGAATGTCTTGTAGCGGAACAATATTACTCATGGGGAACTTCCTTTCGTTGTTTCATCATTAAATCTGCTAATACATAAGACCTGATGGCAAAAGAATCCATCGTGTCTCTAACATCAGAGGCAAGCAAACCTTGCAAAGCCTGACCTGCAAACCAGTCTCGTAAATCCATCCCCTCTGCTATTTCTGTTTGACCGCTTGTGGGGTGTTTGTGCATGTAGGGATAGGCTTTCATACCACCACCTTTCTTGGTCTGCCTGGCTTTTTGCGTGGTGTGCCATCATCCTTAACACCATACTTAGAGTGTTTATAGGAATCTACCAAAGAGCGGATTAACTTGCCATGAGCAAGTAGGATGTTTGATAGGTTTTCTATCTTGCTTTCCAACTCTGCTATACGTTTACTTTCTTTGTTAAAAAACATGGTGAACCTCACTTTAAAAGAAATCTACGAGAACCCGCCATCTCACGCATGAACTGCTTGTGAATGTCAGGCATGGCTTCTTGGAACAGCTTTGCATCGAACTTGATACTTGGCTTTGCATTCTTCCAAGTGGCAAGGACTTGCCCTTCTATGTTGGATAGCACAGAGGCATCCCCCATATAGCCAGCTACCAAGGTTTGATACTGCTCTTCTTGAGCCTCTAGAAGCTTGATTTGAGCCTTGACTTGACTCAGGGCTAGACAGGCTTGTTCAACGCTTGCGGAGGCTGTTTTAAGGCTTCCTGTGGCTTCCTGTGGGTACAGCAGCTTGACTTGTTCTAAGTCTTCGGGGGGAAGAGTTGTCCCTGCTTGGGCATGTCCCCACACGACTGCCATCTGTTTGACAAGGTCTTCCTTTTGTTCATCTGTGATAGTAAATGGAATGAGGAGAAACTCCTGACCTCCGAATAATATGGCGAGATAAACCATATCGACACCATAGACAGCAGCCTCGTGCACCAGTTGCGCCATGTCAGCAGGGGGGCAGATACCCGCAACATCAAACTTACCACGCACACTAGCGTTGTAGTTCTTAGCTTCAACAAGGAAACTCTTACCGCCTTGCTTGCCAGCAAAGTCAAAGTGTGACTTGAACCAAGGGTGTTTGGCATGGGTGAGACTCTCCTCTATCTTTACTAGCTCTGTGCCTAGCTTGGCTTGGGCAAGTCTGCCAATAACTGGCTCCATCACATGTCCAAGTTGCACGGCCTCTATGTGGGATAAATCGGGAATTTCCAATTTACCTTGTTTAGTCAAGATAACTTCATTCGCCTTACCATTGGCTACTTTCCTGCTATCCCCACTCCAAATTGCGCTATTTCTTGTTTCAGTTGAAAAGTCACTCATGATTAGCAAACTCCTTATGTAAGGCTATACGAGCAGTAGTAGCCACCAGTGCGGCATCTTCAATTTTTTCGTGATAACCAAACTCATAACGCTTTCTATCCATAGAAACACGCACACGATAAAGACCAAGTTTTTCAACAAAAGTCACATCCTTGTGTCCTGTTGTGTTTTTAATACTTTTCTTTTGGTTGGCTTGATTTTGTGATGGAGTGCACAAACGCAGATTGTGAATGTTGTTGTCTCGTTTGTTTCCATTTATGTGGTCAAGATTTCCTTCTGGTAATGAGCCTTTGTAAATAGCCCATACAACACGATGTGCAGCGTACATTTTCCCTTTGAACTTAAAACGTTTATATCCAGTTGTGTCAACTGTTCCAGCTTCCTTACCTTTGGTTTTACCTTTAAGCCAAGTCAATACACCTGTACGCTCATTAACACAAAGATGGTCAAATAATTCTTTTAAGTCACTCATGGCGAATGTCTCCTTCCATAAGTTCTTTTTCTTCTTCTTCTGTCATCACATGGTCGGCAGCTTCCCAGTTCTCTCCTGTCAAACCACAGGGGCTTGTAAAGAGGCGTTGTACAGTGCAGAAGGGTAGCCTATCTATCGGGACTAGAAGCCCTGTTATAAGGCTTGTAGGGCGGTCATAACCGCATCTAGAGAACTCAGGGTCTGCTACCTTATCGGAAGCAAGAATGTATTTGCATTTGATACACAGTTTCATGGTCACGAACCTTTCAGTTAATTGGGATTAGATTATAAGCACAGTTGGTTAGATGATGTCAAGTGTTTTATTTGGTCATGTGTTAATCCTGTGGTGGTGTGCAAGTGTGAATGTGGGTCGAATCTTTTGTGCGTTTACCGCATCGTGAACAGAAGTTTTGCTCTGTGCGCTGTGGTGGGTGGGTGTAGAGAGCGGTAGCGTTTTCAAATGGCTTTTCTGTATGCGCTTGCAACCCATATCCAAGCCAGTAATCAGGCTCTTGGCTTTCATCTTGTGTCATGGGGGTTTTCCTTATGAAATTTGTAAAGCACTAGGAAGAGGAAAGGGGCTATCCCTACCATCAGTCCCAGTAGAAGAATCAGACTCCAAATTAGTACATCTAGCATGTATGTCTCCAGTTATGGTTAGGGCTTTAATGATGACTGACTGAGGGTGCAGCAGTCCTTCTCTGACCTGGTTAAGCACTTGATTTGCTTCTTGTTTGTTCATGGGGCTACTTTCTTTTAGACAATACAAGGGCTACGGTAGGGATGATGATTAGTCAATGTCCTACTTTCAGCCTTGGGGCTGTCCTGTATGGGGCTTACACCCGTATACAGTTCTGCTGCTTTATTTATCGACCCAACTATTCCGTAGTTGCCACGGTTGACTATCAGCCTACATGGTCGTTTATCACTTGGGGCAGAACCCTCGTGCACCCGTCCCCCTTGGGTCAAGGTGAACCGCTTTCCTCCCACGCTGCCACAGTCAGGGGCACTTATTAACGTATGGGGTACGGTTGACGTAATAGGGGCAAAAAAAATCCACTTACAACTGCCCTCGGTGAGAACCCTAAAGTAAATACCAAGGGCGAGAGCATGTGTAAGTGGACTAATTCTGTCGCTTCTCACGGCAACGGGGTGAATCATAATAGACTGCCTTGGATTCTGTCAACACCCCATTGGGAAGCCATAGCATCAGCAATGCCTTTAAAGGTTTTGCTACGTATTTTCTTAATCTCAGGGGTATTCCATCCTATTTTCTTTCCATCTACTACTGTGTCTCCGTACCAGGATGGCAACTTCTTGCCGCTTGGGGCAATATAGAACTCTCCTTTGCCTACAATTTTGGTAGGTACAAGAGTTGGCAAATCTTTAAGCCATAGACAGGTAGTCTTTTGGGCTTCATCCCCAAACTGCCAAGGTTGTATGGTTTGGTCAGGTTTTCGAATACGGCTTGAGATGATGCTTACAGGGTTTTCCAAGGCTATGCGAGGAATGGGGGCAGACAATAACTGTTTAACAAACTCTAGGGCTTCTTGTTGTTCTTGTAGTTTGTCCTTGAACCACCTTGCCCCTGATACTGCCAGGTGCGTACAGGGGGGATGGGCAATCATCAAGTCCCAGTCATGGTCTAGGATGTCTAGAACGCTACATTGGTAATGGTCACCTAAAGGGGACTCTGATGGTAGTAAGTCACAGGATGCGGCATAGTGACCTGCACGTATGAACGCATCCCTGACTGTGCCTGAGTATTCACAGGCTACAAGAACCCTCATGCAAACACCAAAAGGGCAACCAAAAACCCCGTAGAAAAGGCACAGAGATACGTCAGAACCTTATCTGACAATGGGGGCTTATCCTGCCATTCAGGGGCAAAGGGAAAGGCATCCCGTAAGGTGCGGGGATACATGCGTGTAGTGTCGTTATCGGGGCTTGGGGCTTTTATCATGGGGCTACTTTCAATTTAAGGGCTTCAATTTGGGCTTCAAGCTTGGCTATACGGGCTTTCACCCGTTCACGCTGCGTGGGGTCGGTGCTTTGCTTGTACACGACCTGCATCCAGTACAGGCTATCTTCTAGGGCTTTAAGGGTATTCATAGTGGGCGCTCCAGGTTCACAAGAATGCGGGTTATATGGTCTTGAAGTTGTTCACGCTGGGTAGTGGTAGTAAATCTATCTAACAGCATGGTAAGGGCCTTACATAGTGCGTCATGCATACATGGGGCAGCAGCCATCAATCGGGCGTTGACCATAGCCTGGGCATCATAGTCGGGCTGTTTCTTAAGGCTAGGGGCTTTAAGGGCCACAGCGGACCCTATAGACGGTCCATTGTCAGCAGGGACAATGTAGCGGCCTTGTGCATGCCAAGGTCCAGGTGTAGGGGCTGTCAGTTTTTCGGTAGTCATGGGGGTGTCAATTACTATCATGGGGCTATTTCCTGTTTAGGGGTTACATAGAAGACTCTTCTAGTCCAGTGGCTTTGATAGACTTCTCCGTCATGTTTACGGGCTGCATTCTCTGCCTGTGTGCGGTTTATGTACGTGTACGGGTACAGGCTGCCATCTTTCAACGGACGGGCTAGCACGTGCACCCCAGTGTTTAATTTGTAGGTATTCATGGAGTTATCCTTTAAGCAGTACAGCAGCCGCAACATGGGGCATCTATACACAATCCCTGCTTATTCCTGTAGTACTCACGCCCTCCCACGTTATAAACGTCTGACACGTACCTATCACTTGATTGATAGGTTAAACGTCCTTCATCTTCATCCGTTACCCATGCTTTACGGGTTACTGTGTCATAGATTATTTCGTCACCCTTACGAATAGGTGCACCCGTCCTAGAATCTATGCCTGAATACTTAGCTATCATTCGTTTTTGCATACTATGCTCCAATTGAGTTAATGAATCGATACCCTTAACAGATATCCCATAGCCCAGCATGCTAGGCTATAGGCTAGCTGCTACATGTTAGAGAATGAATAGCATAGCTTTTTATCGGTTATCTCTTCCCAGCTACCAGGGTAAAACCATAAACCCTGTGATTCATGCGCTACCTGTGTCCCATACATAACAGGCCAGTCCTTAGATTGTGGAATATCTACCCTGGGTACATGCTGTGGCAGCACGTCATAAATAGCCTGGTTACCTGAATTCAAAGTAACCCGCATTAATACCTTGTTTAGTGTATTCATGTTATCCCCTTGTTTAATGAATTTTGTAGCTAACAGGTTTATCTGTCCAGCACATGCGACAGTCTAGGCATTTACCACCTTGTTTAGGTGAATTGCATTCATGCCCTATAGGTGTAGATGTATGCACATTACTGACAGTAACGTTAGCCTGATTTTGTAGACTGGCAGGTATAGTTACCTGTTTATCTACATACATAGCAGAGAGTCTAACTATTAGATTCTTAGGTAGCTGGCCATGCTTTGCTATGTATGCTTTTACTATTGAATATTCCCTAGTAGGCAGCCAATGCATGCAATTAGGTGTCTCAATAGCTACCTGCGCTATCTTTTCTAGATGCCATAAGCCTTGTAAATCACCGCTATCATGCCAGCGAAAATAGCTATCACTGCCAATATGAGAAACCATAGCAGAAACCCAAAGGCTATCGTTTAGGCTATCTAACCTGGCATGCTGTGCTGGTTCAATATTATTCGCATATTGCACATAGTTCCCCTTATTAGCATAACAGGTAGAGCAGATACTACCTGCTATTTTTGACATTTTGTAGCCTGTAATGCATGCCACTGTCGGTAGACTGTAGCTCTTACATGGCATTTTTGACGTAGTAGTCACACTGCCAGCTACTGTAGCTGCCTGTGTCTTATTCATAGGATGTATAGGTATAACTCGCATGTTATTCCCCTATATTTTTATAAGCTTGATAGATATCTACAGATAATTGCTGTAGCTCTGTGCTGTCGCTAGCTGTGGCGCATCCCTTAAGATATCGCACAATAGCCATTAGCTGGCTAGGTTTATCTGTATAGCTTAAAGCAGATACTAGCGTTTTTTCGCTGTAGGTATCACCTGTAGCAATAGCTGCAATTGATTCATATATTAATTTCATGGTTACTAACCTCATTTTGCTGTGGATAACTACTATTTACGATATGTAACTAGTCTAACCACAGTAAATACTATGCACGTATCATGCCAATATCTAAACCCCTTGATTTTATTGAATTCTACAATTTACCTATGCACCAAAATAGCACAATCTACATGTAGTGTGCACCATAACTAATCACATAATCACCATAACAGTGCACCTTGTGGATAGTGTGGATAACTCTAACTTATGCACAATACTGTTAATAACTTAGTTAAGACAACGGTAGTTAGTCTAGGGTTAGTCTATGTAGTATACTAATTCTATTCTAGGTGTGTTATGTAATAGGTAATCTAAGGGGTAGCATCTTAGACCATAGGGGTAGCTTGGGGTCTACCTCATCCCGTGCTTGTACGTATAGACATTTCCCCTACACGCTACACGCTAGCATTCTAGATTTGGGTATGGTGCTAGACGCTACAGCACACGCTAGACGCTAGTTCTTTGGCGCTTGCATTTGGGTTTGTGGGTCTGAAAAGACGTGCACCCCACTTCTCGCCCCCCCATAAAAAAAATTTAGTTTTTGGTATAGTTGCTTTGCAGTTGTCTCTATTTGGTTAGTCACGGGTTACTCCTTGACTAACCTTTTTTTTACCTATACTATGGAGTTATTGGTAGAGGGGAATAGATGATGATTACTGCGATAGAGGTTGAAGTAGGCGTACCTGCACCCAAGATGAGGGTTGTGTATGCCTATCCTTACGAGGATATGGAGGTAGGAGATAGCTTTTGTGTACCGCTAGAAGCCCGTGCAAAGGTCTTAAACGCCAATTACAGGGCAGGTAAGAGGTTGGGTAGGGTATTTACTGCCAAGACGGATGGTGACACTGTTAGGGTTTGGAGGACTACATGAGTAAGGAATACTGGCTTTGGCAAGCAAAGGCTGCTTACGAGATGATAGAGAAGTATCCTGGACAGAGTTGGGAGAGGCACATGTATTACTACTTGTTTAGATGGGCGGGATACGAAGGATGAGTGAACTTCTGTGGATGGATGAGGACGAGTTGCGGGAGGCATGTCGCCTCTTGGCTAACCGTGTTTATCAGACAGAGCAGCGGATGTTGATGATGGCTATAAAGATAGAGGAAGCTGTAGAGCATGGATACAAGGTTGGCTACGAGGATGGCGTTACGGGACAGTCGTATTCGGTTTCAGCAAGAGATGAGGCGAGCCTTGTCCTGCATTAAGAAGGCTGACAAGATTAAGTTAGCCGCAGAGTGGAAAGAGAAGTATTCGCCCACACATTACAAGGAATTGATAGCTTGTGCAAAAAATAAATCAGTAGCTGTTGACATCATTAATTGGAATGTAGATGAACTTTGATTTAAAGAAGTTTTACAAGTTCTGTTCCGAACTCAAGATTGAGACAAAGGAAGAGGGCTTGAAGAAGATGGGTAACCTGTTGGGTACTCAGACATATGTGATGGACGAGATACAGAAAGGCTTAGATGAAGACATCCACTTCTTTGTTATTCTTAAAGGTCGTCAGTTGGGTATTACTACTATTAGCCTTGCCCTTGATTTGTATTGGCAATTCACTCACCCTGGTTGGCAGGGCACTCTTGTTGCCGATACTGAAGAAAACCGAGATATGTTCAGGTCAACTTTGGCAATGTATATTGAAGGTCTACCCAAGGAGTACAAGATTCCTTTGGTTGCTCACAATCGCAATCAAATGGTGCTCAAAAACAGGTCTAGACTCTTTTACCAAATCGCTGGTAACAAATCTCGCCTTGGTCAAGGTAAAGCTATTACATATCTACATGGCACTGAAACAGCGTCTTGGGGCAACGAAGAAGGTTTAGCCTCGTTGATAGCTTCTCTTGCTGAGAAGAACCCTGAAAGGCTGTACTTGTTTGAGAGTACGGCTCAAGGCTTCAACATGTTCCACGACATGTACAAGACTGCCAAGCGAGCTAAGACTCAACGTGCAATCTTCTGCGGCTGGTGGAGGAATGAGTATTACACCGTCCCTGCTGACTCCAACATCTATAAGGTGTACTGGGATGGCAAGCTAACAGGTGAAGAGAAAGAATGGCACAAGGATATTAAGAAGCTCTACGGTTTTGAGATTAACTCTAGACAGATGGCGTGGTGGAGATGGAAGATGTACGAAGGTATCAAAGACGATGCCCTTATGTACCAAGAGTTTCCACCTACTGAAGACTATGCCTTTGTAATGACAGGCACATCCTTCTTCTCACATACCCGCTGCACGGAAGCAGCCAAGTTGAGTAAGAAGACAGAGTGTGATTACTACAGGTATTCTTTTGGTCAACTGTTCCAAGACACAGAAGTCCTCAAGTCCACTGAAAGACTAGGTTCTCTCAAAGTATGGGAAGAACCTATAGACAGTGCCTACTACGTGATTGGTGCAGACCCTGCCTACGGCAGCTCTGACTGGGCAGACAGGTTCTGTATTCAGGTCTACCGCTGTTATGCAGATGGCCTAGACCAAGTGGCAGAGTTTGCAACCTCTGAACTCAACACCTACCAGTTTGCGTGGGTGATAGCTCACTTAGCAGGAGCCTACAAGAACTCTACCCTTAACTTAGAAGTTAACGGCCCTGGTCAAGCTGTCATCAATGAACTCAGGAACTTGAAACGCTTGGCTACCTCTATGGGCGGGGCTACAGGGCGGGACTTGATGGATGTGTTGGGTAGCATGACAAACTACATTTGGCGCAGGAATGACACGCTAGGGGGCTTGTCAAACAGCATAGGCTACCTAACTACAAGCAACAGCAAGGAACGTATGTTGCAGTACATGAAAGACTATTTTGAGCGGGGAATGATGAACATTCTCAGCATGGATACCTTAGAAGAAATGAAAGGTATCGTGAGGGAAGGTGGTTTCTTGGGCGCACCTGGTCGTGGTAAAGATGACCGTGTGATTGCCTCTGCTCTTGCTGCTGTCGCCTACGCCGAACAGATTCAGCCTAGATTGATAGCGCACAAACTCTCACGCAATGTAAGTGCAGCACAAGAGTCTTTCTCCCCTGAACAAATTGCTGTAGGCAGAAACGTAAGTGATTACTTAAAGAGGATTGGAATGTATGGTTCATGACCAACTAACCATCGTGTCTGTCTACGGGCACAACAACGGGGCTTCTGCCATACCTTCCATAGTGAAGTCTATGAAAGAGTTGCCAGGCTCACAGGGCTTGCTCATCTCCATAGAAGAACCACCCAACTTGCCAAGCAATGTAGTCTGGAAGCGTTGCCATGCCATAGACTACCTTGGCTACTCACTCTTCATGATGCACGGCTTGTACGCCTACATAGAGACAGACTACTGCCTTGTTGTGCAAGATGATGGTTGGGTTCTCAACGGCAAGAACTTCAAACCTGAATACTATGACTACGATTACATAGGCGCACCCTCACACTGCGCTTTTGGTGAAGGGAATCTGTACCTCCACTTCTCTTGGACTCAAGCTACAGAGCCAGTCAAGGTAGTGCAGAACGGTGGATTCTCTTTGCGAAGCAAGCGTTTTTTAGAAGCCTGTAACAAGCACGGCATCATGCACTTGAACAGCAATGAGATACACGGTTGGAATGAGGATGCACAACTCTCAGCGATATTAAAGCCTGTCTTACAGTCTTATGGTTATAAGTATTGCCCTGATTCGATAGCCAAATATTTCAGCATAGAGTATGTGGGTCATGGTTTTCATGAAGAATGGTTTGATTACAACAAGTTATTGGGACACCATGCCCAAACAAGAAAGTTAGTAACCACTAATCATGTGGTTGTACCTGTTGACCCTACTAAGAGTTACGGGGAAGTTAGTTTTATGTCGTGGTTACAAGAACAAGGTTACACCGTGGAGTACAGATATGACCCCGTTAAGCAAGCGTGAACTCACAAAACACATGCAAAGGTTTAATGCCGACAAGGATAGAGGCATCTCTATAGCCCTGTTTGCTGAACTTGCAGGGATAAGTCATGGGCATTTCTATGATGTTTTCATCTACAACAAAGAACCACTGACCGAAATGGTGCAGCGTAGGGTCAGTAAAGCCTACCAACAGTGGAAAGCAGGCAATGTAAAGGTTATGAAACGCATAGATAACACACGCTATGTGGACTATAGGAAAGAATCTCAGCCCGTGTTTATGCCCAAAATGGGGTTACAAGTAACGTCAGATGGCATAAAAGTGAAGGTTGGGATGGTAAACAGGCACGATTACAGCGAAATAACACTTGACGAAGCACTTAGGGGGTAAAAATGGCAATTCTGAGAGACTATTACTGCACAAACCACGGTATTTTTGAGGCATGGGAGCCAGAATGCCCTATGAAACTGTGTAAAGGCGAAATATCCGTTGTTCACCTCAAGCCTGTAGGCACAAGGTCGCCAAAAACGACTGCAACTGACAAAAACTTGAAGCAACTTGCTATTGAGTACGACATGACGGATATTAAGTCCACCAAAGCGGGTGAACACCAGACTGGCCACATGAAACGCAAGAATAAGCTGACAGACAAGCAGTTTGCCGAGGCTACAGACGCTATGCAAGCCCAAAACCAGCAACAACAGAAGCAATCTCGCCCTGGCGACTCTGTAATCTGGGGCGGTGGAGGTAACATCAGCATGAAATCTGTGATGGGTGGACAATTTAAGTCTGTTAACGGAGAATCCGTAGGCATCAATCCCAAAGCAGCGGGTGACCTGCAAGGGCCGAGAACTGCCAGTTATATGGCAGACCCAGATAACTTACAGGTGAAGCAATGAGAATTCCTAAAGAACCAGTAGCTAGAGAACAGTTCTATCTTGACCTTATAGAAAAATGTCTCGTCAGTCGTGAGCAGCGCAAAGTAGATTATTCATCTCTGCGAAGCTACTACCTGTTTGGTAACGCACCTGATGACGTACCCGCCATCTACAACAAGATTTATCCGCACATAGACCAACTTACCTCGTTCCTGTATTCGGCAGAAACTACCAAGTTCTCTATCCACACGGGTGCGGCTGTATCTGTAGATGAGCAGATTAAAGTCCCAACTCTCAGCAAAGCTCTGAATGACGAGTGGCTCAATAGCAACGCTGACCAAGTGTTCTCAACAGCAGTTACGTGGTCACTTTGCTACAACTCAACATTTGTCAAGCTCGTGATTAACAATGGTATCCACCCCTACATGGTAGAACCCGCCTGTATTGGCGTACTACGTGAAGACAGTGCATACACAGACAGGCAAGAAGCTTTAGTCCACTCCTACTACATCACGAAGTCCGAGTTGTTTGACAGGCTTTACTCTCATCCACAAAGAGACAGTATTGTTAAGCGAGTCATGTCTACACAGCATGAGCGCACAGAGATTGCAAGCGGTATCCAACGCATCATCATGTCTCAAACAAACCCGACCATGTACGGCAACGTCAACTTAGACCTGTCTGGTAACCCTACCTACAAAGCGCAAGTCTCAGAAGATACCATTGAGATGATTGAACTCTGGGTATGGAATGACGAGACAAAAGATTACCAAGTTGTAACCAAAGCAGACCCCAACGTCATTATTTATGACCGCTCTGGTGAAAGCATGTTCCTTAAAGGTGAACTGCCTTTCATCCAAATCTGTCCTAATCCCTTGTACGACTACTATTGGGGTGCGTCCGAAGTCCAACGCTTGATTTACCTTCAGCAATTACGCAACAAGCGTATGACGGAAATCCTAGACTTGCTCTCCAAACAAGTCAGCCCACCTACCGCCCTGATTGGCTTTACAGGCATCTTAGACGAAAAGAACTTTGCACTTAATCGTGCAGGTGGTTTGCTTGCAACCGACATGCCTAACGCAAAAGTAGAGAAGTTAGCACCCACTATTCCTCCTGATTTGTTCCGTGAGATTGGAGAAGTTGACCTGATGTTTGAAGAGGCATCTGGCATTGTTTCTGTTCTGCAAGGTAGAGGTGAAGCAGGTGTACGCTCTTCAGGTCACGCATCCACACTTGCCCGTTTAGGCTCAAGCAGGGCGAAGAAACGTGCGCTGGTTATTGAAGACAGCTTAGAGAAGATGGCAACCCTGTACCTTAAATGTATGCAGGTGTATGACAACACTCACTACACAGATGGACGAGGCATAAAATTTATTGCAGACCAGTTCACCCGTGACTTTGTGGTGAAAGTGGACGCTCACTCAAATTCACCTATCTTCATGGAAGACAGCCGAAAGATGGCGTTTGAGTTATTCCAAGCTGGAGTAATTGACAAAGAATCCTTGCTTGACATGATTGAGCCTCCAATGAAACAATTATTGTTGGAACGCTTGAAAAAGGCAGAGGAAAAGCAACAAGCTCAACCTCCAACGCCAGAAGGTAAACCAAACTTACAAAAGGTGGCATGATGGTTTCAAACAACGCTGGAATGACACAGCCTACGGCTGACCAACCACGGGTAGACACCGCTTCTCTCAAAAGAAATGAAGCCGCACCTAACTTGACATTGCGTCAAACAGGGTATAAAACCTCATACGGAAGGAGTCAGCGTGATTCCAACCGCAAACAATATGGGAGTTCAAGATGAACATGAAGACAAAAAGCGGACGTAAGTGCCGCCGTTAATCCAAGATTCCGCAAGGAAGGGTGTGGCTGCCTCCCCTTTGAGGTGGCCTTGTAAAAGGAAATATCATGATGTACGGAAAAGGCAAAATGGCTCCGAAAATGGCTCGTATGGGACGCAAAGCCCGTAAAGGTCGTAAGTAATGTCTACAGAGGGCTGACAAAAAATGCCCTCTACCTATTGACAAGATGTTTGTAAGTGGTTACAAACACGGCAAGGAGTGATTATGAGTGTTCCACCAGATAAGTTGATGGAGTTAA